ACTGGTACTGCTGTACCACTAGCTGTTGTTACACTTAAAGTATATTTAGATGATGTTCTATTAGTCTCATCACTAATCACCCAAACTCTTTCAGAGCCAGAAGGCATAGTTAAAGTTGTGTTAGTAGATAAGTTACCTGATAGTTTTAAATAAAAGTTTTTACCATTAGAAGCTGCACCATCAGATAAAAGCAAAGTTACACTTCCACTAGCCATACTTAAATCTAAATAACCACTAGCGCTTTGTTCTAATATTTGTAAATTGGTATTTGTAATACTTCCCCAGAGACCTGCTTTTTCACCGGTTGCTACTAATTCTAATTTTAAATCTGTTGAAAATGTTGATGCCATAATTTTAACTTGGATCTATTGGTGTCCAAACCATATTTGCTCCAGGTACAATCTCATTCCATGTAATAACGCCTGCTTCGTTAGTATTTAATGTTAAACCACTTCCTGTAGGATTTACTAAAGCAGTTCCTGTAATTGTAACATTTCCAGTTGCTAACGTCAACGCGTTTCCAGTAGGGCTGACCGAAGCATCTGCTGTTACTGTAAATGAGCCTAAACCTAGTGATGTAGCGTTTCCTGTAACAGTAAAGTTAGAATCACCAGAAATAGTTAAAGTTCCAAGACCTAGTGTTAATTGGTTTGGATCAGGAATTTCAGTTACAGCATCGGCTATAATACCTACACTACCAATTGTAATGGTTAATGCATTACCTGTAGTTGATACTATTACATCACTATCTGGTCCTGATGTAGCGAATGGTAATGCTGCTATTGCGTCGAATCCTAAACTCATAAATAATCCTTAAAAGGAGACAGTGAGGTATGTGGTGGAGTCACTGCCTCCATTTAAAGATTATATTACTTTTTAAACCAACTTGGAAGTCCTAAATGAGGTCTTGTATCATTTATGTTTTTATCGGCATCTTTGGATTTTTGATCGTTATAGTGTAGAAAAACTTGAGCACAGTTATCTCCTTGAAACTCTTCTCTCCAATGTTCTAGCTCCATGCCTCTATAAACCAACATATCACCAGGCTTTAGATTAACTAAAATACCTTTGTTATCGCTCTTTACAGTAATTTTTTTACCATCAGGTATACCTACATTTTTCTTTGGCTCTAAATGTATAGGCCAAGGATCTCCTCCAAGATTTAAAGTTGTAGATATTTCACAACTAAATCTATCTTTGTGTCTATGTAAGATATCTCCTGGTTTGTATATTCTAGCGTAAGAATAAGTAGGGTATAATTTTAATCCTGTTTTCTTTTCCATAATAGGTAAAGTTCTCATAAGCAAAGTTTCCATAGCTATATCTGCATAGTGAGAATATG